CCATTGAATCATAGACAACAGGGGTTAGTTCAGCAGTTTCACGCATTGGTAGTTCACCAACGGAAGGAATGGTAAACTGGTTACCATCGGGGAAGCCGTTGAGCATACGTACATAACGTGTGCCCATTAGTTGTTCTTGAAGAACATCCTTTAGTTCAGCAGACCATAGTTCAGCACGAACTAGGTTTGCATCAACTTTTGCAAAATCTACACCAGCCATTTAATTCTCCTTATTGCCCAAAATATAGGGCGGGGTTTTGAGAAACAGTTTGTTGTAGCTTATATTGGAAATCTTGGGACCAGTAGGTTTTTGGATCTTCTTTACGAACCTTTGTTGCCCACTCTTTAGTGCCAACAATTTTACTACGATCACCACCATTAGAAGCTACAGAAGTAGTATTCATTGAGCCTGTATCCATGTTGTTAGTAGGGGCAGAAGGTGCACCACCAAATAGGTTTACAAACTCAATTGGATCAGTTGCAGCTAGCTCCATTAGAATCTTTGCTTTTTCAGGGTTAGCAGCACGTTGCTTAAACATGTCTGCAGCCTTGTCACCAAACTTCTCTTTCATAAGAGCGTCGGCTTTTAGCAGGTTGTCCGTCTTAGATTTAGCAGCCTCACGACCCTCCAACGTCTTCTCTACAAGCTGTTGCACAACGTCAGGTGTAATACCTGCTACAGGAGGCTTGTCTTCCTCTGGTGCTACGCTTTGTGTTGACATACGTTCCAAAACCTCGTCAATCGTCTTAGCTGATGCCACTTGCTCACGTAGTTTACGATTTTCCTCTTTGAGGGTTTCAATAAACTGGTCAGCGTTAGTGTAGGCTTTAGCCAGATCTTCTGGGGTTTTGTATTTTTGACCATCACCGACAAGTGCGGTAAATAGTCCTGCATCAGTTGTCGCTGGTGCGGTGCTGGTGCCTTGGTTGTCGCCGTCGGTACCAAAAATGGTTGCATTGGTCATGCGTTTTATCTCCTAAAAATTGACAGCCTTAGAGTAGGCTTTTTAAAAAACGTCACTTTTTGCAGTGTCAGGCAATAATGACATAACGAACTCATAAGCCTTAATTTGCCCTAAATTGTACGCTAGTTTAGCATAATGATTAGGGCAGTCAAAATCATCTTTCTTAATACTATTTATTTCTTCTTTTAATGTCTTTAATGTATTATATAATGCCTCTAAAGTATAACTACTATTATTCCAAGCTTTAATAAACTCTTCATTAGTACTATCTTTAGGTTTATTATTAAGTAATAATTTATTCATAATATATTAATAGTTAATATACTATATATATTACATCATTTGTTCTTGATTGTCAACCCCCTCTTCAGGGGGCATTTCTCCTTCAGGATTAATGGTTGCCTCAGTTTGAATGTCTTCAGCTACGTGGTTCATTAAACGCTGGGTTTCAGCTTGTTCAAAGATCTGTGCATTATCTTGCACAATCTTATAGTTCTGCCAGCCTAGATTCTCTTCAAGAGCCTTGGCAATCGCTTTGCCGCTAATGTGTGCTGCCACAGTAGGAATAGCTTGAACAGCCGCAATAGTTTGGTTAAGTTCCTGAATAAACCGGGCTTGCTCTCCAAAGTGACGGGCACCAATGGGGTAAATCTTACCAGCAGCCATCAGATCGTCTTTGGTTACTTCTACAAAGGCTTCTGTACCATAGTCTTCATCCACAGTACGAATACGCTCTACGCCTTCAAAATTACGAACTGCTTCTGCAAGCATACCATTTAGCAGAGGTTCTAGGATGTTACGCTCAAACCAACTTACCTTGCTCTGGAAAATACGACCAGCAGCATTCTCAAGACTTTGAACTTCATACTTTGTTTTCTCACCGGGTGTGCGGATTCCCATAGCTTGCTTTGGAGCACCAGCTAGTTCTTCCATCCGATTCATAAGTTCGTTAATTTGCAGATCAGCCTGTAAAGCAGTGGCATCTGGGCGTAAAAACTCTAAACCACCTTCATCTCCTACGAAAACCGTAGCGCCGGGTTCGTACTCAAACTCTTCTACAGTAGAACCTTTTACTACCATCACTGGGTAGGCAATTAGGTCAAATACGTCTGCCTTTAGGTTTTCTAGATGGTCGATACGGTATTGCATGCCAACTAGTTGGTCTAGCGGACCTTGTGCCCATAGATTGTCTGTACGAAGCCTCCAGCCGCAGTGGAACATTGGCTTGCTACCTGTCCACATTGGGTTGGGTTGTTTGCGTAGAACCCACTTACGATCAATAACAGTAACTAGTTGATTGCGTAGCAGTTGTTTAGTGTCTGGATCATAGATGTCGCCCCAGAACTCTAGTAGTTCAACCATGTCACTATCTAGATACTCGTCAGCACTACCAAAGCCGTCAATAGCCATATTGAGTTCTTTCTTGAACTCAGGGTCATCACGGTAGTTTTGGCGGAACTGAATTGCTTTATTAAGTACTGCTTTGTTGTAGTTTAGTGCAGGTTTAGTTTCTACGTCAGTCATTAGATCACCAATGCTTTTTAGCATGCGGCGAACTACAGGAGTCTTGTCAAATGTCTCAGCTAATGGGTTAAAAACTAGGTCAGTTGGATTAATACGATATGCTTTAGGGCCAACATAACGACTTACAACATTACCAGTGTTATCGCTAATAGTGTCGCGTACATAGTCATAAGTAACAACTACGTTACCAAAATCAATGTAGTCGTAAACAAGTTGCGAAACAAGAAGCTGAAAGTTAGATGCTTTTAGCTTTTGTTTTAGGTAGTTAGTAATGGCATAGCGTTTTTTAGTAAGCTCTGGGCTTTTATCAATGGCTTCCCAGAAAAACCAATTCTCAGATGGAAACAGTGCTGCCATGTAGTTTGCATGCAAATTGTCCCGGATCTGAGTTAGTTTAGGTGTAACAGTGGAGTTTTTCCACGGTAGTTTGCTATTACTAGTTTTACGAGTATCAGTGGCAAATAGGTAGTTACGTAGTTCTTGTTGGTCGCTTTTCCAAACGTTACGAGCATTGTCCCAGCGCACCCACATGTCTGCAATTTTGTTTGCTAGACTATCGTCTTCAAAAGATACTTGAATGTTTTCGTTCATATTTTCCTCTTAGTAGGCTACGCCACCAAATTTAGAATTAAAAGCAACTACGTTTGATTTTTTACCCCAAGTCCTACTGGATAGGGGTGATTTACAAATCTCTACACACGAAGCCACGGCATCTTTAACGTCGTCGTGCTCAGGGTTATTCATAATGAGTTCTTCTTCTAGAGTTTGACAGTTACCGCCTTTGTAGTGCCAAATCTGGTTGTTGTTATAACGAGGCTCTAGAATAGCTGCAATGCGCTCAGTTTTACTCATATTACGGGGTGGATTATATTCTTCCACTGTAAATACAATGTTTTGACTACGCATATAGTCTTTAAACTGTGTAACGATTAATCGCTGTGCAGCAACAACTTCACACCGTAATTTTTTAAACCGCCATTTTCTAAATACAGCTTCTGCCCTGTCATACATTACAGAAATCTTGTTTGTTTTAAATCGGTCAATATCTAAGATATAATAGTTATTATCTTCGTCTACGCCAACTACGGCAATAACGGTATAATCGGAAGTATGGTTGACTGTGTACGCAAAATCCATTGCTGCATATACATGCAAAAGTTTGTCGCCAAAATACCAAGCGCCGCTAAAGTTCTCGATTTTATCTCGGTCATAATAATTAAACCTACTACGGTCAATAAGCTGTGTTTCCACAGCATTGGGGTTGTTATAATATTGAGCGTAGAATTGTGTTATGTCGAGATATTTAGCTTTTTTACGAGCTAGTTCTTTTGCATCAAAACCAAATGTTTTGCCGTCTGCACGACGTTGTTTAGGCCAAAGGAACTCCCCATTTGTTTCTACGGTACGCTCAAACACTTCGTACACATCAAGTTCTACTTCTTCGTCATCATCCGTGAAGTAGGTTTCCTTCATTTCCATCATATCTTTGTACAAATCGCCGGGGTGGTAGCGGGTACCAACTGCCCATTCTTTTGCACCAGTAGACTCAATTGATGAAAGCTGTGAGTAGAATGCACGTACTTGCTCACGCCCTAGTTGGGTGTAAGCGTTATCAGGTACAACTACGTCATCAAGCACTGCTACAGAGCAATGTAGGCCCGTAACGTTAGCTGTAATGCCTGCAGCTTTAATTGTAGCATCGCGGATACCTTCGGCTTTACGCTTCGGATGATCCACGCTAATTTCATCCACTGCCCAACGTTCGCGTTTACCTTCAAGTTCATTAACCATCTCAGGCCAATAGAAACGGTAAATGTCAGACAGTAAAATGTCTTTAACTGCCTTTAGCTGCTTTTCAGCCAAGTTAGCAGTTGCAGACACATACAGTACGGTAGCTTCTGGATGTTTAGTAATGTGATGTGCCACACGGTAGGCAATCATTGCTGACTTTTGGTGATCGCGGGGAAGCAACACAAGTTGGTTGTCTTTTGCATCTTCACGCTGCCACCATGAACATAGTTCTTCGTGGACAGCACCAAGCA